TTACCTGCATTGCAATTCTCCTTCGAAGGGGTTGGGCTCGTTCGGTTCGATGTCGCCGTCCTGGTCGAGCATGGCGAGTGCGCGCACCCGCTCCGCCTCCGGCATCGCCAGGACTTTCCGGATGCCGGCCTTGATCGCCCCATTGAACAGGGACCGTTCGTCGGGCTCGGGGGGCTTCTTAACGAACTCGGGCAGATTCGCGACAACCAGCTCCCAGTCATTGTTCATGGTGAGCACCATGTCGATGACCTCGTCCTTCTTCCCCATTGCCATCAAGTTCCGCATGACCGCCGTCCCGTCGACCCCGACGAGCGCCGGCAGGCCCAGGGATTTCCGCAGGTCCCCGACCGCCGCCAAGTACCAGTGCGATAGTCGCTCCCAGCTCCATGCCGGGGACGCGACATCATCTTCGCTGCTGGCCTTCGGCCTCTCTTCGGAGACGGGGGAAGCCGAAGGGCTTGCGTCGGAAGATCCTGCTAGGGTCGGAGAGGAGGGAGTGGGGCCCGAAGGGCTGGAGTGGGAAGATCCTGCTGTATGCGAAGAGGGAAGGCTGTTGCTCTCTGGCTTGGGTGGCTTCGTCGGAGGCAGCGGCGGAGCCGCCCCATTCTTCCCTTCTGGGTCTTTGTTATTCTGGGTCTTCAGGATCTGGGTCTTTAGTATCTGGGTATTACACATGATGGGTGGGATGTTAGGTGAGCTGTTGGGTGAGCTGTTAAGTGAAATGTTGGGTGGGATGTTAGCGGCGATGTTGCGAGTGTCGTAAGTATCGAAATCCAGCCAAGTAAAGACGTTGACGTGCCGTGTTACCGTCGGCGTCCGAATCGCCTTTACCGCGTGTTGGATGAGGCCCGCCGCAACGGCTTTCTCGATGGCTGTCCGGGTGGGCTGGATTTTGGTCCCGGCAGCGTCGGCGAGGGCCTCATAACTAATGATCCACTGACCTCTCTGGACCTCGACCCCCAGCCCGTCCAGGGTGACCGGCAAGCGGGCCACCTTGAAGAACAAGGTCAGGAGAACCGCGCGGTGCACAGCCGGCAGTGACTTCCAGAATGGGGAATTCGTCAGCCACCGCGGGACGGCGGAGAATCCTGAATTGTCAGCATTAAGCGATGCGAAGGACGGGGGAGGAGTGGACATATTCGACACCAAAAAAAGAGGGCTTCTCCCAAGCGCCAACTCGGAGAAGCCCTGTGTGCACGCGGTGCGGCCCGCGCTGTCTGTTCTGGTGTTTCTTTTCCGCACGCGTGGCAGGAGAGTTGGCGTTCAGCCTTGCCCCGCGGTTGATGCTACGACCTGCTCGCCGGGATTCGCCGGATTGCAGGTCGCCTGCTCTTGTCGTTCGGACAGTCAGCCAGATTTTTATAGGGTGCCCCGAAAAAATCTTTTGACCTGTCCCCGCCTGTCCCGCGAGGGTCGCGCGGGGCCGCCATCACCTCGTCGCAGAAATTCTTTCCCGACAAATGGCGAATCCCCCCGGGAACCCGCCCATCATCTAACATGAAGACGCCCACACCCCTCCTCGTCCCCAACGAAGACCTCGACCGCCCGCTCGCCGCGCGGCAATTCCCCTTCCGCGCCGCGCCTGCCTGCCAGGTGGGCGAGGAGCGGGCCGCCGCCGAGGCCGCAGAGGCCCGGCGGGCCATCGACGAAACCCTCCGAGCTCATCACGGCATCATCGTCTCGGTCGCCTTGAAGGCCGGCCACCGCCGCGATTACGACCGAGCGACAATTGACGAGCTGGTCGCCGACGCGATGGTCCACCTCACGCGATACGCGGCGCCGCGATTCGATGCGACGCGCGGCGTCAAAGTATCGACATTCTTACATCATTGCTCATCCATGTTCGCGATCCAATGGACGCGGGCCGAGAGTTGCCGCCGGGCCCGTAGCCGGGAGGTTTTGCTCGGCGAAGACCGTCTTGCCGACATTCTTGCCGTTAAGGCCGCGCCCGACACCAGCCTCGACGCCCGCATTGAACGGGTTGCCGCATTTGTCCTCAAGCACCCGGAGCGGTATTTAACCCCGACCCAGGTGCAGGTGTTCCGGGCGATCCTCGAGGCCCCCCCGGGGACCCAGATGACGGACGTGGCCAAGCGGCTGGGCTACAAGCGCGACGGCTCCCTGTGGATCGTTAAGCGGCGGATCTTCGATCGCATCGCCGAGATCTCGATCGAGGATTTCGAAGACGACGCACCCCTTCGGGAGGCAGCATGATTTTCGCGCGGGGCTTCTTCCCATCCAGCTTTTTCCCCGCCGCCTACTTCGCCGGCCTCACCGTCGACCTCGCCCTCGCCGTCGCCGCCGAGATCATCTTCGCGCCCATCCTCGCCGCCTCAGCAGCGTCAACAGCTGCCTGCATGGCCGCCGAGGCCGCCACCACGGCCGCACCAGGATCGGCCGCGACCATCGAGTCGACGAAACCCCTCAGCCCCGCGTCCATTACCTTCGGAGAATGACCATGCCCAAGGCCGCCACCGGCTTTTTCATCCTGACCGACACCGAGATCACCATGAAGGGCCTCAAGGACACCGCCGGCGAGTACGTCAACGACGCGACCGTGACGGCAACGCTCCACCCCAGGGGAGGCGGGGCCGCCCTCGACAACTCCGCAATTGCCTTCTCGTACATCTCGGGAAGCAATGGCGACTATCGGGCCGTTCTGCCGAGCAACGTGCCCTTACAAGCCTGTCGCGAATACGACATGAACGTCGTCTGCCTGCACGGTGGGCGACAGCTCACGCTCCTGGTACGCCGCCGGGCCGATTACGCGGAGATCTGACCGGGCCCGCTACCCCATACCCCTCCCCGCCATCTAACGGAGACCTCCATGCCCACTAGACCCCCGACCACCAGCTCCAGCCCTGAAGCCCGCCGGCAGGCCAACCGGGCTCGCTACGAGGAGCGCCGCGGGGCCGGCGATGTCCAGTTCTTCGCAAGCGCCGCATGGAAGGCAACCCGCGTTGCCATGCTCTCGCTCTGGCCAATCTGCCAACGATGCAAGACCGCCCCCTCCACCCAGGTGCACCACCGCGAGGCCCGCCGGAACCTGCCCCGAGCCCGATGGCTAGACCGGGCCGTCCTCGAGTGCCTATGTGCCAGCTGCCATAGTTCCGCGACCGGGCGCGGCGAGTAGAGCCCCGCGGGGCCCTGTCGCGGGCTGCCCTGTCTTAATCCAACGGAGAACAACCCCATGAGCAACACGACCTACAGCACCCCCGACGGCAACGTCACCCTCCACCTTGCCGACGCCCTCGACTTCCTTCCGACCCTCCCGGCCAACAGCGTCGACGCCCTCGTGTGCGACCCCCCATACAGCAGCGGCGGGGCCTTCCGAGGTGACCGCATGGCCTCAACGACTGACAAGTACTGCCAAACTGGGCAGAAGACCTACCAGGCCAGCTTCTCTGGTGACAACCGCGACCAGCGCGGCTTCCTGTATTGGTATGACCTATGGCTCCGCCGATGCCGCAATGCCCTCAAGCCCGGCGCCCCCGCCTGCCTGTTCTCTGATTGGCGACAGCTCCCCGCTACGACCGACGCCTTCCAAGCCGCCGGCCTTGTCTGGAGGGGGATCGCCGTCTGGGCCAAGCCCGGGGCCCGGCCGCAGATGGGCCGGTTCCGTGCCGGGGCTGAATATATCGTATGGGGGTCGAATGGACCCATGCCCGCCCGCACCGACGTGGGCGTCCTGCCGGGCGTCTTCACGCACCCCGTGCTCCAGCGGGAGAAGGTGCACCAGACCGGCAAGCCCCTCGCCCTCATGGCTGATATCGTCCGCATCTGCCCGCCCGGGGGGCTGATCCTCGACCCGTTCGCCGGCAGCGGTAGCACCGCCATCGCCTGCCTCAGGACCGGCCGTCGGTTCATTGGGTGCGAGGCAGACCCCCATTACTTCCAAGTAGCCGCCGCCCGCATCGAGGCCGAGCTGGTCGCCGGGATGGCCAACGCAGCCGCGTAGAATCGTATATATGTATATTCGCAAAGGGGGTAGGGGTTCGCGAAAATAAAACCGCCTCTACGCAAGACCGAGCTGCTCCACTGCGCATTTTTCAGGAAACCCCGACACCTGGGGTCGAGACCCGCACCCATGACCAACTGGACCGACAATATTCCGACCCTCGGCGGCATTCCGGTGATGCCGGGGGCCGACATTCAAGAGGAAAAGCTCGACTTCCCCGACCTGGATGTCGAGTGTCGGCTCGTGGTCGACGATGTGGACAGCCGCGAACTCCACGACTTCCGCGACGATGGCGCCGCCTACCGCACCGCCGCCCGCCGGCTCGGGCAGATCCCGGGGCCGGGCCAGGCCATTCACATCGTCGCCGCGAACATGGCCCTGTTCGACTTCCTCCCCGGCATCCTCGCCCAAGCGGCGCCGGCCACGATCACGCACGCCGCCCTCAGTACCCTCTCCGTCTCAAAGGCCAACGTGACCGCCTTGGCCCAGATGCTCGACGCCGGCACATTGGGCGCCCTGGACCTGCTGGTCGGCGACTACCTCGCAAAGACGTCCCCGAAGATCTACGGATACGCCCTCGAAGCCCTCGCCAGCCGCCCGAACGTCCGCATGCACGCCTGCCGCACCCACGCCAAGGTTCTCGCCGCCCGCCTCTCCGACGGCCGCCACGTCACCCTGGAATCGTCGGCGAACCTCCGGAGCTGCAAGAATGTCGAGCAGGCGACCGCCACGGCCGCCGGGGCCGTCTACGCCTTCCATGCCGCGTGGATTGAAGCCGTTCTCAAGAAAGGAGCCCGCCCATGAAGTGCCCCGACCACCTAAGCGGAGAAGCCCGGAAGGAATGGAAACGCGTGACCGCCGCCATGGAGAAGGCCGGCCGCCTGGACGCCGCGGACCGCGGCACTCTCGCCGCCTACTGCTCGACGTGGGCGACCTACACCGAGGCCGATACCAAGGTGAAGGAGGGCGGCCTCGTGGTCAAGACCAAGAGCGGAAACATCATCGCCAACCCCTACCTAGGGGTCCGCAACACCGCCCTCAAGATGCTCGTGCGGCAGGCCGCCGAACTCGGCCTCACCCCGCGAAGCCGCGGCGACTCCGCGCCCCCCGTCGACGACGCACCGCCCCCGGGGCTGGAGTAGACCATGGCGGGGGCCGAGGGGGCGATCAAGTTCATCGAGTGGCTCAAGCACCCAGAGAAGTCCGAGTACGCCGGCAAGCCGCTCAAGCTGTTGAACTGGCAGAAGGAGTGGCTGCGCCGCCTGTTCACGCCCGGTGACGACGGCCGCCGGAAGGTCCGCAAGTCGGTCCTCTGGTGCCCGAAGAAGTCCGGCAAGACGACCCTGCTGGCCGCCCTCGCCGTCTACTTCCTGTTCAACGAACGCGGCGGCCAGATCTTCGTGGGCGCCAACGACCGGGCCCAAGCCAGCATCCTCTTCGACATGGCCGCCAGCATCATCGAGCAGATGCCATGGCTCGCCAAGCGGGCCCGCGTGTACCGCGGCAACAGCCGCCGCATCCTCTGTAAGGCCACCGGCAGCGAGCTCATCGTCGGCAGCTCGGAGGCCCTGACCAAGAATGGCCTCAACGTCTCCGTCGGCATCTTCGACGAGTGCGGGTTCTTCGCGTCCAGCGAGCTCTGGGATGCCATCGAGTCCAGCCAGATCACCCGCAGCAACCCCCTCATGCTCGGCATCTCAACCGCCGGCAGCGACACCACGACCTTCGGCTACCAGCTCTGGGAGCAGTCGAAAAAGTGGATCGCCGACCCCGCCGCCTACCCCGATTGTCTCGGCATCATCTACGCCGGCGACCCCGCTAATTGGATGGACGAGGCCGAATGGGACCGCTGCAATCCGAGCCTGCTGGAGCTGGGCAACCGGCGGTTCATTCGCGAGCAGATCCGGGCCGCCCAGGACAACCCGCAGGAGCTCCGCCGCATCCTCCGCTATCATTTCAACGTGTGGACCAGCGAGGCCGCCGATGAGCCCTGGATCTCCGTGGAGCGGTGGGACACCGGCAGCGGAGACGTCCCCGAGGCCGAGCTGGCCGCCGCCCCCTGTTGGCTGGGTATTGACCTCGCCACCCGCAGCGACATGTCCGCGATCGCCGCCTTATGGCGACTCCCCGGCGGCCGCTACCACGTTCGTATGCGATACTTCACCCCCGCCGACACCCTCGACCGCCGGGAGCACACAGACAAGGCGCCGTACGGCGTGTGGAAGCACCAGGGCCACCTCACCGCCGTCCCCGGCGACTTCATGGACTCCAACGACGTCCGGGAGGCTGTCCGGGAACTCCGCGGGAAGTACCGCGTCCAGGCCATCGGGTTAGACGACGCACATAACGCCGCGGACCTGTCCAGCAACTTACAGAAAGACGGCGCCCCCCTCCACTGGGTCCGGCAGGGGTGGAAGACCATCTGCCCCGCGGCCCGCGAGGTCGAGCGGCTCATCGCTGGCGGCCTGCTCACCCACGCCGGGAACCCGGTGCTGCGGTGGAACGTGCAGAACGTTCGGCTCGTCGAGAAAGACGACGCCGGCAACCTGTACCCGTCGAAGAGGAGGAGTACCGGGAGGATTGACGGCGCCTTCGCGCTCATGAACGCTCTCGCCGTCGAGATGCCGACGCGGCCGCGGGGCCGGCCGAGTCTTTCTTTTTAATTCTGACGAATTCCCCCGGGCGGTTCGTAACATTTAACGATGGGCTTCTTCAATTACCTCGACTCTCTTCTCAAGACCAAGCGGGCACAGGCTATGGGCACCCCCCCGCCTCCCCCGCCGACACCGGTCACAAGCATCGGCACGGCCGAGGCCGCCCTCCGCATTTCCACTGTCTACGCGTGCGTGCGGATCCTCGCCGAGACAATCGCCTGCATGCCCCGGTGGGTCTATGACTCCGCCGGGAAGGCCGTCGACCACCCCGTCGAGGCCCTCATCAACTTCGCCCCGAACGAGTACATGGACAGCGTCAACTTCTGGGTGTACACCATCAACGCCATGCTGCTCCGCGGCAACGGCCTCGCCGTTATCGAACGCTCCGCCGGGGGCCAGGCCCGCCTCATCCCCGTCGAGCCCAGCAAGTTCGAAGGCATCCGCCTCGCCACTGACACCGCCGGCCGCTACTCCAAGATTTACAAGATCGACGGCGCCGAGATCGCCGACGCCGCGGTCCTGCACTTCACCGGTCCCGCCCTCGACGCCTCTGGCCTCATGGGCCTCTCGGTAATCGAGCGCTACGCCCTCAGCACCGTCAACCACGCCCAGCAGATCGAGAGCTACAGCACCGAGGCCTTCAAGAAAGGCACGAACGTCTCCGGTGTGGCGGAGTTTCCCAACCTCCTCAGCCCCGAGGACCGCAACGCCTTCCGGGCCGAGCTCGACGCCCTCCACGGCGGCATGGCCGCGGGCGGCCGGCTCGCCATCCTGGACGGCGGCGCCAGCCTCAAGCCCATCACCCTCACCCCTGACGACACCAAGTTCATCGCAAGCCGCAACTTCTCGATTGAGGAGGTCTGCCGCTGGTTCGGCGTGCCCCTCTTCCTCGTGCAGAACGGCCAGCAGCAATCGTACAACTCCAACGAAAGCAGCTCGACGGCCTTCTCGACCTACACGCTCCTCCCGCTGGCCCGCCGGCTCGAGCAGCAGATTAATCGGAAGCTCTTCCCCGCCCGCGACTACCGGGTTGAGTTCGATTTTGGACACCTCCTCCGGCCGTCGACCAAGGACCTCTACGACGCCGAGATCAAGGCCGCCGGAGGCCCGATCAAAACGGCAAATGAAGCCCGCGAGGCCATCGGCCTCCCGCCCGTTGCCGGGGGCGACACCCTCGCCAAGCCCCTGAACATGGGCCCGGCCACGCCTGCCCAGGAGGCCCCGAATGCTGAAAATTAACGGCAACACCGCCAGCGGCTACCTCGCCCTCTACGGCAGCCCTTCGAAGGCCCTCACCCGGGCCGACGGCCAGCAATTCATCGAGGTCATCCGGCCGGGGGCCTTCTCCGCCACGCTCGCCGACGGCCACGCCATCCTCGCCCTGTCCAGCCACGAGAAGGACAACGTCCTGGGCTCCACCACCGCCGGCACCCTCCGCATTAAGGAAGACGCCACCGGCCTCTATGCCGAAATCGACCTCCCGGACACCACCGCGGGCCGCGACCTCCGCGCCCTGCTCGAACGCGGCGAGCCCTTCGGCGGCAGCTTCGGCGCCAACGTCGACGCCTGGACCTGGACCGCGGGGCCGACGCCCGATGTGATGCTCTGTGAACTCCAGCAGCTCACCCTCAACGAGCTGACCGTGACCGCGTTCCCGGCATACGAGGGGACCTCTGTCGTCCTCCGCTCCGCGCGACATCCTGAAATCCCGCAAAAATCCACAGTGAATTCCGCCGAGGTGGAGTTGTACCATCTCCGGCAAAGACTCATGAACTTTTGACCCATTAGGGGGGAAAAATCCACATGCTCGACCTTAACAAGCTTCGCGAACGCCGCAACGCCATCGCCACCGAGTGCAACGCCATCATCGAACGCTCGGCCAAAGAAGGCCGCGCCCTGACGGCCGACGAGAAAACCCGCTTTGCGGCCCTCGAGACCGAGAACGGCGACCTGCGCGACACCATCGAGCGGGCCGAGCGCCTCGCCGGCACCCAGGCCGAGCTGGCCAAGTTCCAGCCCGTCGTCTCGCCCAAGGTCGACCTCTCCGCCAAGGACAAGGCCCGCTATAGCATCCTCCGCGCCGTCCGCATGCGGCTTGAGAACAAGCCCCTCGACGGCCTCGAGGGCGAAGTCAACGAAGAGATTACCCGCCAGACCGGCCGGGCCCCCACGGGGTTCTGGTTCCCGTCGACGTCCCTGAACTTCGGCTCCGCCAAGGGCCAGGAGATCAGCCGCGCGTTCGACACCTCCGGCGGGTCCAAGCTCGTCACCCAGCGGTGGGAGTCCGATTACATTGACTACCTCCGCAACCGAAGCGTCCTCGCCCAGGTGGGCGCCCGCTACCTGTCCGACCTTGTCGGCCTCGTCAACATCCCCGTCAAATCCGCGACCACCGCGGCCTACTGGGTCGCCGAGGGCGCAGCCCCGACGGCCTCCGCCCCGACCGTGAACAGCCAGCGGCAGCTCACGCCCAAGACCGTGGGCGCCTACTGCGACGTGACCCGCTCCCTGGTCAACCAGACCAGCTATGACGCCGAAGCGATGGTGCGCGACGACCTCGCGGCCACCGTCGGCCTCGCCATCGACTCCGCCGCCATCAATGGCACCGGCTCCAGCAACCAACCCACCGGCATCCTCGCGACCTCCGGCATTGGCTCCATTGCGATGGGCACGAACGGCGGGGCCCTCGACTGGCAAGCTATCGTGAACTTCGAGTCGACCGTCGCCGCGGCCAACGCGGACCAAGGCCGGATGGCCTACCTGACGAATTCGAAGGTCCGCGGCAAGCTGAAGCAGACGGCCAAGATCGGCTCGACCTTCCCCAGCTTTATCTGGGAGCAGGATGGCACGATCAATGGCTATAAGGCCGCGATCTCCAACGCCATCGCCAGCAACGGCACCAAGGGTGACGGCACCGCGCTCTCGACCATGCTCTTCGGCAACTTCGACGACCTTGTGATCGGCCTGTGGGGCGCGTTGGACGTGACGATCGACCCCTACAGCCTGTCGACTTCCGGCGGCCTCCGCCTCGTCGCCCTGCAGAATGTCGACGTGACCGTCCGCAACGCGGCCTCGTTCGTCGCCTGCACGGATATCGTGACCGCCTAAACCCGTAATCGGAATGGGGAACGGGGGTGGGACCGGCTATGCCGGTTCTGCCCCTACTTTTTACCGGGGGAACTCATGGGATTGTCAATCGTCACGCCCGCGTGCGGTCTGGTTGTCGAGGTCGACGACCTCAAGGCCCAGGCCCGCATCGACGGCACGGCCGAGGACGACCTCATCGAGGCCCACCTCCGTTTCGCACAGCACTATGTGGAACGCCAGCGCGGCGAGCAGCTCCTCACCGCGTGCTATCGATACGACGTGCCGGGCCCGCTGCCGGCCGACTGCCGGGTCCGCGACATCCTTGGCTTTGCCGGCGACGTCGCCCACTACCTGCCCCTCCCGCTCCCGCCGCTGCAGGCCGTGACCGCCATCAAGTACTACGACCCCGCCGGCACCCTCCAGACCCTCGACCCCAGCGTCTACCGCGTCGTTAGCGGCCGCCGGCCTGGGTATCTCGTGTTCACCGCCGGCCTGCCCGCCATGGCCAATCGGGAAGACGCCCTGCAGACCACCTTCACTTGCGGCTACGGGGACCCCTGCGACGTCCCGGACCACCTCCAGCAGGCCATTCGCCTCCTCGCCGCCGACGCCTACCGCGCCCGCGAGGCCGGGACCGAGGGCAGCCGGGAGGCCATCAATCGCCTTCTGGCCCTCGATAGGTGGAGGTGACCATGCTGCCCGCCGGCGATCGCAACATTCAAGCAACGTTCTACCGCAAGCTCGAGACGAACGTGGACGGGACCCGCACCCCGCGGCTCGTGCTCCACGGGGCCCGCTGGGCCAACTTCAAGCCCGCCGGGGCCGCCCGGGAGATCGAGCTGGCCCACAGCTTCGCCCCGTCCGCGGCCTACGTGGTGACTGTCCTCCACGACCGGACCCTCGACGGCGGCCTCGTGGCCTCAATCGACGGCAGCTGGTACAGCGTCGACGGTGTCACGCACGACCGCCTGCGGGCCGAGACGACCCTCTTCTGCAGCCTCATGACCGGCAGCCCGCCGGCGATCGCGGAGGCCTGACCATGGCCAGCGAGCTCGAGGGGTTCGACGAGTGCATTGACAAGCTCAAGGACCTTGCAGACGAGAAGAAGGCCCGCCGCATTTTCATCCGTGCACTTCGGGCCGGGGCCGCTGTCGTTGTGCAAGTCATGAAGACGATGGTGCCGGAGGACACGGGCGCCACGCTCCGCGCCCTCCAGATGGTGCCCCCGAAGCGCCAGAAAAAGGGCTTCGTGCAGATGCTCGCCGGCCTCGACAAGCGATTCTTTATCGGCGACTTTTTCTACGCCGGCTTCGTCAACTATGGCTGGCGATGGAAGTCAAAGGGCCGCCGCCTCGTCAAAACGACCGACGCCGCCGGCGACAAGATCCGCGAGGTCGTCACGAGTATCAACTCCAACGGGAAGAAGATTCCCGGCGAACATTGGGCCGAGAACGCCTTCGAGGAAGCCAAGGCCCGGGCAATGGATGAAATCACCAAGAGCCTCGCCGCAGACATCGAGAAGCTAGGGGGCAAATGATGGCACTGACCGTGTTTAACAGCCTGTACCGCCGCCTGACGGCCGACGCCACCGTTGCCGCCCTCGTGGGCGATCGCATCTTCGAGGGAGTGGCCCGCACCCAGGTCTACCCGCTCATTACCGTCGACGTCGACGAGATGGAAGACGACGCCCTTGACGCCCGGGAGGCCCCGCATTGGAACGTCACCATTGACGTTGTCGCCCAGACCGAAGCGGACCGCACCGCCCTTGCCAAGGCCGTCCGGGGCCTCATCGACCGGCAGGAATGGGTCGACGGCAACGTGACCGTTGTCTCGGCGGGCCTCACCAACCACGACAACACCACTATTGCCGACGGCGGCAACGCTGACCGGCTTTTCCACGTCGCAGAAATGGCGTTCGAAGTGATCGCCGCAACGTAACATCTACCGACCAAGAATGGGGGAAATCCACATGCAAAAGACCGGCAACAAAAGCAAACTCCTTTACAGCCTCGACGGCACCACCGAGTGGACCGAGCTTGGCAAGTTCGAAAAAATCACCGGCGGAAAGGCCAAGGCCGCCGAGGTGAAGACCACGACACTCGACTCGGACGCCGAGGAGCGCCAGCCGGGCCTGGTCGACTACCAGCCGATTTCCGCCATCCTCCGCTACGCGGCGGCTATGACGACCACCATCAAAGGCTGGATGGATAACCAGACGATGCTCTTTTTCAAGGTCGAACTGAACGAAGGCGCCACGACGAAAACCTCCGAAACGGTCGCCGGATACATTGACGAGTTCGACCCCTTCGGCGAGTTGAACAACAACAACGAAATTCTCAGTTCCATCACGATTGCCCGCAGCGGCAAGCCGACCTTCGCGGCCGGCACGTAATCGCTCGCCGGGAGGGGGGAGGGTGGCGCGCGCTCTCCCCCTTCCCCGGCAGCTCCCCGAGACCCTTCCAACACCCAGGAGATCCCCATGGACCTCGTAGAACTCACGAACCCTGCCGCCTTCAAGCGCCGCAAGGTGAAAGCCGTCACCTTCGACGGATCGATCGCCTATATCCGCGTGATGTCCGGCCGGGACCGGGCCGCGTGGGCGGCCTTTATCCGCGAGAACACCGACCGCACCGAGGGTGACGTCTCCGAGATCTACAACCGCCTGCTCGCCTTGACGCTCTGCGACCCGGACGGCAACCGCCTCTTTGCCAGCCCCGACGAGGTCGCGGACACGGTCGACGCCAAGGCCATGGAGCCCCTGTTCGAGGCCGCCCTCGCGTTCAACAAGCTGGACGTCGACGCAGAAAAAAAAGGCTGAGGGCCGACCGCGAGGCCCTCTTCTGGGTTCTGCTGACCAACCGCCGCGGATTCCCGACCGTCGAAGCCTGCCAGGACGCCGTCGACGCCGAGGAATTCGGCACCGCCCTCGCCGCCGATGATCTTGAGGGGGAATGGAAAACCCCGGCCATCCTCACCAGGGGCCTGCTCTACCTGCTGGCCGCCAAGGGGGTGGAGATCGAGCCCGAGGACCTCGACCCGACGCTCGGCGGGGACGGGGGCGACGTGGGGGCCAAGGCCCTCGCGATCTTCAACACCAACAGCAACGCCTAGGAGCCCCGCATGGCCATCTTTGCATCGCTCATCGCCCGGCTCGGCATGGACACCTCCGCGTGGACCGCCGGCAACACCAAGGCCCGGGAAGAGGTCGAGAAGACCAAGAAATCCACCGGCGGGTTTTTCAAGGAGCTCGACAGCCTGTTCGGCAAGAAAGCCTACAAGTCCAGCGACTTCGCCCAGCTGGTGAAGCTGGCGGCCGGTGGGGGCGCCGTCGCCGGCCTGTCGATGGCCGCCGGCTCCGTGAAGAACATGACGGCCAGCATCCTCGACATGCAGAAGGCCTTCCGGTCGGGCAACCTGTCCCGCGGCGACCTTGCCGACTCGGTCGCCTCGTCCATCCCCGTTTTTGGCAGCCTGTACGGCGCCGCCCGCGACGTCCGCGAGATGCTCATCGAGGTGGGCGTGGTGGGCGGCCGTTCCCTCTCCCAGCTTGAGAAAGACGCCGCCCGCTCCACCGAGACCCTCAAACGCCTCCAGGAGGACCTCGCCAACGCCACCGCGGCCCGCGCCCTCCGCAACAACATCGCCGAGGAAGTGGCCAACGACACCCAGGCCGCCGAGCTCGCCGGCCTCGAGGGCACCCTCCGGGACATCCGGCAGGCGGAGTTCGACGCCGAGAACGCCACCCGCCGCCTCAAGGCCACCGTCGACGAGCAGGTGAAGAAAGACCCCAGCCGGGCCCAAGGCCTGTATACCGCAGAGGCCCAGCGGGTCGTATCCATTGAGGCCCGCAAGGAAGCGGAGATCGAACGCATCCGCGGGGCGGCCGCCAGGAAGCACATGGACGAAACCGAGCGGCTAATGAAGGACCGACGCCGGGAGGAGCTGGCCACCATCGCCGAGACCGAGCGGGAGCAGGTCGGGGCCTTGAACCGCCTCAAGAGCAAGCTCGAGCAGGACATGAAGGACGGCGAGAAGACCGTCGCCTACAGAACGGTGAACACCCCCAGCGTCCGCGGCGGGTTCGCGGCAGTCAACGCACCCGACGTGCAGACCAAGATTGTCAGCCTGAACCAACAGCAAGTTGAGCAGCTCAAACGCGTCAACGACGCACTGCACCGCCTCGGCCAGAAAACGGACGACGAGATCCTCGTGACCATCCCCGGCATCTGACCGGGAGGGGAGTAGCACATGGCGTGGGTATCCACAAACCTTGTCAGCATCAGCGGCGACGGCGACGCCTCCAGCGGGGCCGCCACCGAGACCCGCGTGTATCAAGTCAAATTCACGGACACGACCGCCAACAGCGTCGACGCCCGCAATGCCTCCGGCGTGCCAGCCTACGGCGCCCAGCTCGGGACCACGAATCTCTACGTCACCAGCAAGGACGCAGAGCAAGACGCCGCCAACCGCAAATACTGGCTTGTCCGCGTGGTCTACAAGGCGACGAACGCCGACACATCTGTTGCCATCCGGCCGCCGGGGGCCACCAAATGGGCCGTGCAGGTCAACATCGCCTCTGTCCCCGTACAGGTGCCGGTGACCAAGGACATTAACGGCAAGATCATCGCCAACACCCTCGGCGAGCCCATCCAGCCTATGCTCACCAAGGTCATCCACGACACCCAGCTCAATATCACGTACACGACCGACAGCCCCGACATCGGCACCATCCTCGCCTGCCTGGAGCATGTGAACGCCGGCGGCCACACCATCGCCATCGGGGGCGGGACGTACACAATCCCCGCGGGCTCCATGAAGCTTGACGCGTGGGCGCTCAACGAGAGTTACGACAGCGACGGCAACAAGCAATGTCAGGTGACCTTGCAATTCCTCCTCCGTGAGGACTTCAAGGAACGCGTGCCCAATGTGTCGTATTACCTCGAGGACTCCGGCAGCGGCGACCTCGTCCCCATCCTTGACGGCAACAACCAGCCCGTCGCAGAGCCCAAGTACATCGCCGGCGACGGCCTTGGCGTGCTCGAGACAGGTGACGACGTGTACCTCAATGAATTCGTGACCGTGCCCTCCACGAGTTTTGCCACCCTGCTCAGCGAGATCCCGTAATGGCCAAACGTGCGACATTCACCCCGGAGACCGCCGCGTTCGTGGCCAAGCAGGCCATGTATACCGCCGGCCTGCCCAGGAACCCCAGGACCAGCAGCCGCCGCGGCGGGCCGCCGGTGTACGCCAGCTTCCTCGCCCGAATCACCGGTGTCTCCGGCAGCTTCCCCAAGTGGACCTACACGGTGCAGCGCCTCACCGCCTACGACGCCAGCCTGACCGGGGCCGCCCGGGCCGTCACGGACGGCGACAGCCTCACCGCCTACAACGGCTTCGAGCTGGTGACCGGCACGGCGCCCTACACGCACGCCGCGGGCGTGACCATCAGCAACGCCACCGACGGCAGCGTGAACAGCGGTTCGTGCAAGATCAAGAGTATCGCCGTGGGCGCCGTCGTCTGGGTCGTGCCCGTGTTCAATGCCTCCGCCGACGGGTCGGTCACCTACCTATTCTCCGTCCCCAACTCTGCCCAGTGAGGTGAACCATGCCCGTACACGCCTGTTGCTGCGGTTGCGTCACCAGCCTGAGCACGGCCGGCAGCTCGCTGGCCTCGTCTTACCTCGTGGAGTTCCCCCCGGAGCCCCTCCACGGCAGCCCCGACCAGGCCATGAACTGCTCGCCGGACGTGCGCTCTATCGTCCTGCTCAAGACCGACAACTACACCGTCTCCGGCGGCACCGTGTTCAATCAGAAACCCTGCCTGCTCTCCCGCGGGCAGTTTAACGAGGTTCACCTGCTCGTCGGCACCATCAACGGCTGCGCCTATTGGTACGTTGATTACGTCACATGGGCCGGTGGGTTCTTCCGGTGGCGCAAGGCCCGCAGCTCCCCCACGGACACCCCGGTCGGGACGTATGAGCCCTTCAATGGAACCACCGGCGGAAACGTGACGGTGAGCTGATGCCCTGCGACCATTGGCAACCAGACGGCCCGCACGGGACCTGCTCTCTCGGCCTCTACGGCGGCAGCCCCAGCCCCGGGGTATGCCGGCAGTGCCCCAGGAACACGGCCGCGGGCCAGTGGCCTCTTGTCACCCTCACCACCCCCGCGGACCTCCCACGGACCTCCCCGGCAGCCCTCCCCGTCGACCGGTGGCCACTGCTGGCCCGCCTCGTGTACGCTCGCCGGCAGCCCGGTGAGAAGGGGGTCGGGGACAGCGTGGCCCGCCTCGTCAACGCCCGGGGCGGGGCCCTGTTCAAGGCCTACTACAAGCGGATCACCGGCACCAGCTGCGGGTGTTCTGACCGGCAGGCCCGACTCAACGTGCTGTACCCGTACGTGTGAGTAATAGGGACAAATATCCTCGCAATCAGTGGGTCGCACGTGGTCTTCTTTGCGGGGATTGCGTGGGGGGTGCTGATGATCGTGCCGATGCGGCCGCGGGTGCGGGAGGTGGCGATTGCGCTGGTGGTCGGGGCCTACGTGCTGGCGACGCCGTGCGGGCCGCCGATTGTGCGAGCGGCCGTGGGCGTGGCGATGGTGGTGGCGAGCCGGCTGTCAGGTCGGCCGGGCCAGTACCTAAACATGCTGGCGGCAGCGGTGGTTGTGGTGGTGTTGATGCGGCCGGCGGACGTGGGGGATGCGGGGTTCCAGCTCAGTTTCGTGGCGACGGCGGGGCTGATCCTGCTGGCGCGGCGGGTATATGAGGGGCTGTTTGGAAAGTGGCTTGAGCGGCGGACGCTCATCGCGGAGCTGGCGGATACGGCATGGGCGCGGCGGCGGCTGAACCTGGAAAAGTGGGTGTGCGGGGCGCTGGTGGCCAACTTCATTGGGGCACTGACGGCGATGCCGCTGGTGGCGATGCATTTTGGGCAGGTCAACCTGTGGGCGGTGCCGGCGGGGCTGGTGGCGTTGCCCGTGGTGAGCGCGGCGATGGTGGCGGGGGCGGTGCAGTTGGCGGCGGAGGTGGTGGGATTGGGTGGGGCCCTTGCATGGGCATCGGTGTTGGTGGGGAAGCTGATGATTGGGGTGGTGGAGGGGTTGGCGCGGCTGCCTGGGGCGGCGGTGGCGGTGCGGCCGTTACCGGCCTGGGTGGTGGCGGTGGTGTATGGGGCGCTGGTGGTGTGGGTGGTGCGCCGGCGGGTGGAGGGGATGGGGAAGGTGGGGGGGGTGTCGCGGGCGATGGCGTTCAACGGGGTCATGGCGTCGATGGTCGTGGTGGCGGGGTGGTCTGCGGCG